TTGTGGTGGTTGCCCCTGCCACAAATAAATCACCGGTGATATAAACTTGTCCAAAGCCCCCACCAGTATCTAATACTATTTGTCCACCACTTTGAACTTGCAGTTTGTAATCACTGTCTCTGACTTGTAATATTTTCATTCTAGCACTTTGTTAGATGGCTGTTAGTTGAATGTAGTCACTAGTACTGTCGTTAACAAGGATCCAGTTGTACCGGTTAGCGCTGAAATCTGTAGCGACTCGCTTGGTAATTTTAGCTAATGGTGTTGGTGACGCTCCATTGCCGCCAATGAAACCATTCAGTCTCATTTGGCCGTTAGCACTGGGCACCGCCGCTTGAAGAACCAATGGTCCTGACAAAGTACCTGCTTGATTGGCCACTACGAATGTCTTAGCACCACGCTGTTTAAAGATGTAGGCATAATTTGTAGCTGAATTATATGTGGCATCAGTGTAGGCCACACCGCCAAAAAATGCCTCAACTCTTACGCCAGTATCGCCTGACGGGGTACCGATGACATCGGTACCTAATCTATCTTTTTTTAATGGACGTCCCATTTGTTTTCTCCTATGTCGACGTTCTAGGTCTACGCGGCGGGTAACCGCATAAGTCCTGCCCCATGCAGGCACTCATTTAGACTCAGTATTTAGCCGTTTCAGCCAAGTCATAAAAAAAGCGGATGTTGCCATCCGCTTTGAAACCTTTTGTAAAAAAGATTTGATTAGCTGAACTTAACGTTCGCGTTTGTGATACCCACATTGGCTAGATAGTCAGCAGCGTTACCTAGAGAAGATGCTGTGTTTGTTAACTCAACATATCCGTAACGTGTCATAAAGCTGACTACTGGCTCAAATGTGCTAGGATCAAGCACAACACCACTGCTCATCAATGGAATGTATGGACAGTAGAATGCTGGTGCATCAGATTCGCTAGAACCTTTGTAACCAATCAGAACATTTGTGCTGTCGCTAGCATAGCTATCAACATATACACGCATGGCACTGTTCAATGTACCAACAAACTTAGTGTTTGTAGGTGCTTCAAAAGCACCTTCTGTTGTTCTTGCGAACGCAGAAGTTGTGGCACTTTGAAGAATTGTCAATGCTAACGGGCTTACAACTGCATAGTTGCCAGCGCCACGACGTGTACGCTGTGCAATTAAGTTTGCAGCACGATTGATCTGAACTGCTAGAGCAGCATGTTCATCACCAACGAAAGTGGCTGTACCACTTACTGCGGCTTGGTTGTAAGTCTCCACTGCTGTTCCAGCAAGGCTACGTAGACTTGTTAGAATCTCTTGATCAATTTCAGCAGTGATCTCTTGTGCAAGCGCAGCCATAATTTCTGCTTCGATGTCAATGCCTTGTTGGGCCTGTGCATCTTGTGCAGCTTCAAATGTCCAACGTGCAGATAGTTTGCGGGTTTTAGCCTCAACTACTTGCTTTAGAATTTGAATGCTCATGCGCTTACCAGCAGCACCTTCAAGAGTAGCTGTGCTACCGGCTTTTGGTGTTGCTGCTACTTCGTTACCTGCATAACTAGCAGCGATCTTGAATGGGCTTAGTGCCTCTTCACCGGCTAGCACACCAGCATTGGCTGATGTATCAGCATAACGAACTCTTAGTGTGTGAATTTGGCCGACTGGGCCAGTCATCGGTTGAACACCAACTAGTTCGTTAGCAATAACGGTTGGCATGACACGACGAATCACGGGCAGGATAACACGGTTAAGTGTTGCGACATTACCGGCAGAGGTAGCACCAGCAGTTGCACTTTCAGCCAAATACTTGCGAGTATTTTCTAAAGTTACAGCCATTGCTGATTTGCGAGTACCTTGTAGGCCTTCTAGTAGAGCCTCTTTAGTCTCCTGCCAACGACCATTTAGTAGATCTGACATTTAGTTTCTCCTTAAACTTTATAATCCAGCAAGCCGTCTAATATCAATTATATTAGAATCAAACTCGCTACTAAATTTGCTATTAGCAATTTTATTTCCTGTAATTTCTTTTGCCTCTACTAGTGCCTGTCTTTGTTGTGGTTTGGTCTCGCCCGCAATCACTGCTGGCAAATACTTGTCAAAACTGTTATGTAATTTCTGTGTTTGCACACTTTCTAATAATTCAGTCATGATAGATTTCTGATCTTTGCTCAATGGAGCTACTAATTCAGAAATAATTGCCTGCCGCTGCGCAGCATCTTTTAAACGTTCAATCTCTAAAACTTTACTTTCTAAGGCTTTTTGTTGTTCTACTACTTCAGTTTTGGCTTCAGTAATAGCTAAATCTTTCAGGTCTATGACCTTGAGTAATTTACTTGTTTCAGATTTTTCGTTTAGATAACTTGCCTGGTATTCAGACGCGAATGCTTCGAAAAGTTTACGTCCGAAATCATTTCTACGAGCAGCATCAATATCTTCTTTCAGTTGTGTGATTTCTTTTGATAAGCTTTCACTTACCATAGATTCTACCATAACTGCTGCACGTTTAATAAATTTCTCTTTTAATAGAGAAATTTGTTCTTTACCTTCCTTTACAAGTCTAACCTTTGTTTCGGCTAAATCTTGCTTGTCTTGATAAAACTCTGCGATTTCCTCTGATAGAGCATCGATCACAAATTGTTCAAGTTTATGGAACTTGTCTGCTGTTTGCTTTTGATCTTCATGAAGTTCAGAAATTTCTTTGGCCAGTTGATGAACTACAAATTCTTTCATCTTTTTGCCATCGTCTTTCATTTTCTTAGCATACTTGGCTTTTGCTTCTGCTAGTTGTGCCTTATCTTCTTTGAATTCTTGGATCTCTGTGCTAAGATGATCGGAAATCATCTTATCTAGTGCTTCGACCATGACGTGTTTGTCATGCTCGTAGCGCTGGGCAAACTCTTCGCGTAGTTGTTGTGTCACTAGTTCACGATTTTCAACAACCTTGCGGTTCCATGCCTGTTCAATTTCTGCCTTAATCTCTTCAGAAATCACGTTGTTTTCAAACAATGTTTTTAACGAATCCAACATGTGTTTCTCCTATTATTGGAGGCCGCTTATTACACGTAATAAGCTTTCCTTGAGATATTTTTGTGCTTTTGGGTCGCCCTGCACTTCCTTTGCTATGCGAAGGCTACTTAAACCGCCACGAGTATTCATGAGGTGTTCGTAAATTGGTGTAGGATACGCACCGGGAGCACTTGGTTGTGCGACTATATCAACTGTTATAATTTCAAAGTCGCTAACATGGCCGGATCCATCATCTCTGACGTTTCCAGAACCTCTGCTGCTTACACCTAATTTGACGCCACTGCCCAACATCGTTGATACTAGTTGCCCCATAGGTGTAGGCAATATTTTTAACTTCCCATAACCATTTGGACCGTCCATCCACATATTTGTAATCATGTGGCTGACACGGTCCAGGTTAATTTTAAGATCATCGGGATGATCTACTTCACCGCACACAGAATAACCATTGTCTATCTGATCATTTAGAGTTTTAACAGCCCTGCTAATCTCGTCTACAGGATAAACACGTTGGTTAGCATTTTTAATACCACCCTGTATGCAGATACCTTTCATAAACAGATTTTTACCGTCTTTTTCATCTTGCTCCAAAACGATATTTGCCTGTGTAAACGAAAGATGTTCGCGAAGTAGTTGTTGCATTATCTAGATCCGACTACGCTCTTTTTGTTTTGTGCATCTTCACCTGCACCCTTCTTTTCTGCCCCATGGCCTGCTGGTACACCTTTAAGATGTTTTACTCCTGCTTTGCCACCTGGAACATTCACGTTGCCAAGATTTTCTGTCTTAGCATTTGCGTGACCTGGGAGGCTTGACTTATTACCGCCGCCTTCGCCACCACGGGCAATATTCTCTGTCGTACCGCCCATATCATTCTTTTTTGCCACTACGCTTTTAGTATTACCACCTGCTGGTTCTGAAGTGCCAGCAACTTTTCCGCCCTTGTAGGTTTCTCCTACTTTTTCAACGTATTCGCGCATTAGTTTTTCATCTTCGAATGCATATGTTTCTTTAGGTTTTTCATCACCCTCATCGTCCATACCCATACTCATATCGCCATTGTCAAACTTGGCAATAGCATCTTCTAATTCTGCTACTAATGCATCTAAATCGTCTACTGCGTTACCCATGTCAGATACGATTTCTTCAGGATCACTGCCTTTTACATCATCTTCAAAATCGTCAGTGGCGTCCATATTGGGCATATCGCCCATGTCATCATCAGCTTCCATGGTATCATTGAAAGATTCCGCCGCTTCAGTGTCATCCATGTCTTGATCCATCATTTCGTCGGTTGGCATATCTTCATGGTCGTCATCGTCCATGGCTTCTTCAACATCGTCTTTTTCCATACCTTCTTCAACATCGTCATCTTTAAATTCTTCTGCAAGAAGGTTTTCATAAATCTCACGTGATTTTTCTACCACGATTTGGTGAAACATTTCTTTAGCTTTTGCTTGGTCTTCGTTAACTAGATACTCGAGCATCTGCTCGAACTTATTGCGGTCAGTCATGTTATATCTCCTGTAGTTACAAGGCTGTTATATATTTACAAATGATTGCGTAAAAGGGTGTAAAATGGCCGAAAATTAAGTAGTTTTAGGCCATGTTTTCAATAATTGTTTAAATTCCTTATATTCCATATGGCGGAAATTAGGAAAGTGCCAACCTGGGTCAAAATATTTATCATTTACTAGCCTGAAAAATCTAACGTGCTTGAAATCACGTATTACTTTTTCAGTTTGACGCATCCAATTTCCATAATAGGTGGCCACGTCCGTGCTCATTTTATAATTTTTACTGTTAGCGTAAACATTATTGAACTTGCCCTGATCACCTTCATAGTCAAAGCCCAGTATGAAGATTTCTCTTACACCAGAACGACTGGCAAATTCTAGGGCCGTAGGACCACTGCTCCACCCTAAACTAGGTTTAAAAAAATTAAATCCTCTAAGGGTTTTGTATCTAGCGTTGCCGTTGGTCCATACTTCATGTGTGTGTTGGTAACCGGTAGCATTGATTTCCATTACCATTTTTGGATCTACAGCGATTAGACAGTCTGGTTCAAATTCTCTGTACAGTCCATTGCACCCATAAATTTTACCATAGCCTATTAGTTCTGAAGGCTGAATAGCGAGACGGCTTTTGCCATTGCCTAAAACAAAACAGCGCATAGAATCTCCTTATGCTAATTTATCTTTGGCAATTTTTTTAAGCTGGAGGTGCTGATGGCGCACCGTACATGGATTTTACAAACTGTAGTTCTTGTTCCTGTTCAAGTATGTGTGCTTCAGATTGTTTACGCAGTCTATTAATCTGCTCAAGTGTAAGACGTGTTTTACGTGTGTCTCTTTTATTAATTGCACTTACATCTCGCTGAGGATCGTACCTCAAATCATTGGTCAAGGTTTGTTTGTCTTTGTCTATATAAAACAATTCACGTAAAATCATAGCAATATATTTATGCGGCTGGTGGCGTGGCCGGAGCTGTGGGCGCTGCGGCTGTTCCTGCTTGTGGGGCCGCTTGGGCCTGTTCGGGCGTGGCTTCTGTATCAGTAGCAGCCTCGGCATCATTTGATAGATCGCTTTGACTTATGCCAATTGAACGTAATTCTCCACTGCTGTCTGTAGGTATTGGAGTGCTTTTGCCCTGCTCCTCAGACCATAGACGTTCATTTTCTGCAAGTTCTTCATCACTTAAACCTAAGAAACGTTTCAGTGCGAACCTTTTACTGATAAAAGGCACGGCCTGAATAGTGTTGAAAGTATTAATGCGTTGGCCATCTACTTCACTCTGTCGATAGGCAGCGAAATTCATTGGTGTCTGTAGTTTCAGTTCAAATAGACTGGCATCTATGTTTACTCCACGTTTCTCTAGATAACGTTTGAATTCTTCATCAAATATCACTGCCGCCAGGCTTTGCAGTCTTTCGCAGTATTTGTTGAATCTAAATTCTTGTATATACGCTGTGCCAACACGCCCATCGTTGTACTGAGCTTGACTGTCATCTGCTCCGGTAGGGAGATATGAACTTGGGATGCGCAGACCTCTGAATAACTTGTTTGTAAAGAATTTTAAATCATCAATTTCGCCTAGATTGGTGCCCCCCGGCAATGTTTCAACTTTCGAACCACGTCCTTCCGCTGTCTGTGGGAAGAAATAGTCTTCGTTAATAGATAATGGATTATACGCCGAATCAATGACATTTTGTCCTCCTCCTGTGGCACTAGGAATACGCCTTTGATGTATTTCATTTTTAACACGTTCAACAAATCCCATGGCC